GTCGAGTTTAATACATGTTTACCAGATGAAAGGCAGCTAGAACTACCTTTCGATAAATAAAAAACGGAGAACGATTGTGGCTAGAACTAAACTAACTAAATACGAAAAGGTTATGCGGTACATACTTAACAACAGAACCGCTAGCGCCAAACAAGTTGCAGAGAAATGCGGGTGTACTGTTAGTTACGTGTATAAACTAAAAGGGGAAAGCGGTACACCAAAAGAAGTTTTTGAAGCCGCTGCGTATGAAATGACCAAACATGGCAAACCAAAAGAAGTTTTGGGGAGTGCCCCTACAGCAGTGTTACGTGAACCAGTTGTAACTAGGGCAAGTATCCTTGACAAAGCAAAAGAGTACGTTACCAAAGACCGCGCCGAAAAGCATGGGGATATGGAAGACAATTTCACTAACATCGAAAGTGGTTGGGCGTGGTGGGATAACATCAAACCTGATGACTTACCTACTGGTATAGATACAGCGGTTAAGATGACGCTGCTGAAGATCGCACGTATAGCCTCTAACCCGAAAAATATTGATAACTGGGAAGACGGATGCGGCTACCTTGCTTGCGGTGGGGAACTCGCAGGGAAAGATGTGTAATGGATTTAATTACCTTAGATTTTGAAACCTACTACGACAGGGAGTTTTCTCTGTCGAAGTTAACTACAGAAGCCTACATCCGTGACCCTCGTTTTGAGGTGATCGGTGTGGGCGTTAAGTTTAACAACGAAGAAACGGAGTGGGCAAGTGGATCACACGAACAAGTTAAGGGCTATCTGCAATCATTCGATTGGTCGGATGCTATGTTACTGTGTCATAACACCATGTTCGATGGGGCTATTCTTAATTGGGTGTATGATATTCGCCCTCGCGTGTATACCGATACTATGTGTATTGCCCGCGCTATACATGGGGTCGAAACTAGCGCAAGTCTCAGGGCGGTTAGTGAAAAGTATAGTATTGGTGCAAAGGGAACGGAGGTCGTACAGGCGCTCGGCAAGAAGCGAGAAGACTTTACGGAAAGTGAATTAGACCGCTACGGTGACTACTGCGTCAATGACGTTAACCTTACGCATAAACTATTCACTATGATGGTTAAAGATTTTCCTAAACAGGAATTGAAACTTATAGACCTAACGCTACGTATGTTTATCCAACCGATACTCGAGTTAGATTTGGGTCTACTAGAACAACATCTCACAGAAACACGTGATCGCAAGGATGAGTTACTCGTCAGCGCAGGGGTCACAGATAAGAAAGAATTGATGAGCAATCCAAAGTTTGCGGAGTTGCTCAAGTCTCTCGGTGTCGAGCCACCAATGAAGGTAAGTCTCGCTACAGGTAAGGAGACCTTTGCCTTTGCTAAAACTGACGAAGAGTTTAAGGCATTAGTTGACCACGAAGATGATAGGGTTCAGACACTTGTAGCCGCTAGGCTTGGCACGAAATCTACATTGGAAGAGACGCGAACTCAGCGGTTTATTGACATTGCGAAGCGGGGCACATTGCCTGTACCTGTTCGATATTACGCCGCACACACTGGGCGATGGGGTGGCGATGACAAGATTAACATGCAGAACCTGCCTAGTCGTGGTGTAAATGGTAAGAAGTTAAAGCGTAGCATCATAGCACCAGAGGGCCACACAATAGTAGAAGCAGACTCAGCACAGATTGAGGCTAGGGTGTTGGCTTGGCTTGCTGGACAGGACGATCTTGTTAGTGCGTTCACTAACGGAGAAGATGTTTACAAGAAGATGGCTTCTCGCATCTACGGCGTGCCAGAAGAAGATGTGACCAAAGACCAGCGGTTCGTTGGTAAGACCACAATCCTCGGTGCCGGATACGGTATGGGCGCAGTCAAGTTCCAAGCACAGCTTAAGACGTTTGGGTTTGACATGGACTTAGCCGAGGCCCGCAGGGTTATAAGTATCTACCGCGAAGCCAACGGTGCTATTAACAAACTATGGCGCGATGCACAGAACATGATTGTCGGGCTGTCTCGCGGAGATAATGTGCCGTTTGGTAAAGAAGGTGTACTAGATGTAGTACCCGAAGAGTCTGCCGTGCGGCTACCATCTGGTTTGTTGTTACGGTATGACGACTTGCGGTTCGACCAGACCGACCAAGGTGTTGAGTTCCATTATAAAACTAGACGAGGCCGCACCCGCATCTATGGTGGCAAGGTAATTGAGAACGTATGTCAAGCCATAGCACGATGTATAATAGGTGAGCAGATGTTGTTGATTGCCAAGAAACATCATGTTGTGCTAACTGTACATGACTCGATTGTTTGTTGTGTGCCCGACGAAGATGTAGCACAGGCGCAGATAGACGTAGAAAAATTTATGCGTTGGGTTCCTGACTGGGCAGATGGTCTGCCTATCGACTGCGAAGCTGGCATTGGCAAATCGTACGGAGACTGTGAATGATTAACGTCAATAAAGATGTAAATGACGAGTGGATCAAACTGCTAAATTATATAGGAAAGGTAGCCCCTGATGATTTAGTAAAAATACAGAGCATGAACGAAAAATATGGTGAAATACCAAAAAGGTTGTTTGAGCAAGGGTATCGTAGTGGCGTTAACTTAGCCAACTCCATTATACGTGAAAAAGTTGAAGGGGTTGAAGGGTGAGTATTAAGCCTTGGTCGTTTAGTAGAATCAAAGCCTTTGAGCAATGCCCGAAGCAATTTTACCACGAGAAGATACTCAAACAGTATCCTGTCGTTGAGACCGAGGCTATGCGCTACGGCACAGAGTTTCACAAAGCCGCAGAAGATTTCATGCAGGGTGACGCACCACTTGACCCAAGGTTTAGTTTTGCTTTATCTGCACTGGAATCTTTGAAGGCAAAGCAGGGTGACAAATTATGTGAGCGCAAGATGGGGCTTACAGAAAACTTAGAGCCGTGTGACTTCTTTGCAGATGATGTTTGGTTTCGTGGTATCGCAGACTTAATTATTCTAGACGATGACCTAGCGTGGGTGATAGACTACAAGACAGGTAAGAACGCACGATACGCTGATAAAGGCCAGCTTGAACTTATGGCTCTCACAGTGTTCAAACACTTTTCGCAAGTCAAGAAAGTCCGTGCAGGGTTGCTGTTTGTTATTAGTAAAGACCTAATCAAAGATAGTTACGAAGAACAAACGTCACCTATACTCTGGAACAAATGGCTGGCTAACTACAATCGTATGGAAACAGCTTTTAACACAGACGTATGGAACCCAAAACCAAGTGGGTTGTGTAGGCGGCATTGCCCTGTAGTTGAATGTGTACATAATGGGAGTCATTGATGGTATACGTGAAAAAACCTAGACCATACAAAAAAGAGTACGAGCAACAGAAAGCCAGAGGCGAACATGCTGACCGTATGGAACGGCAACGCGCACGGCGTAAGATGGACAAGACAGGTAAAGACGCTAACAATAACGGCAAAGCCGATAAGCGCGAGGGTAAAGATGTTGCCCACAAAAAACCTCTAAGCAGGGGCGGTAGTAATAAGAACGGAGTAACCGTTCAAAGCCGCAAACGGAACCGCGCTGCGGGTGGTGCGTTAAGTAGCCCAAAGAGAGGACGTTAAACGAATTTTTATATTTCTGGGGTAATAGAACAAGAACCGCGTCACTGATAAAAGTGGCGTTGCGATGGAGAACAATGTGGAAATATACGACAACAAGGCACTGTTGTTGCGCCTAAAAAATCCGGCACAAGTAACAACTGTCATTCCAAACAGCAAGCAACTACCCAACAATACCGTAGCTGTTAAGTGGGGCGTACCCGAAACTCATACGTTGAAGAGCCTAAATATTAACGTGCCATCACCTATAGAAGGACGTTACGACTGGCCCGGGCAACATAAACCTTTCAAGCACCAACGTACTACCGCAGCTTTTATGACAATGAACAAACGTTCGTTTTGTTTTAACGAGCAAGGTACTGGCAAAACTGCTAGCGCAATATGGGCGGCTGACTTCTTAATGAAGCAAGGTGTCATACGGCGTGTGTTAGTTATCTGTCCGTTGTCGATTATGGATAGTGCGTGGCGGGCTGACTTGTTTAGTTTTGCTATGCACCGTTCTGTAGATATAGCGTACGGCGCACCGAAGAAACGCGCAGAAATAATATCCGGCTCTGCTGATTTTGTAATAATAAATTATGATGGTGTAGAGATTGTATCCGACGCTATAGCAAATGGTGGGTTCGATCTCATTATTGTTGACGAAGCGACACACTACAAGAACGTACAGACTAAACGCTGGAAGACCCTAAACAAATTGCTAACACCCGACATGTGGTTGTGGATGATGACAGGTACACCTGCTGCGCAGTCTCCACTGGACGCTTACGGTCTGGCTAAGTTAGTAAATCCACTAGCTGTGCCACGATTCTTTGGCTCTTTCCGTGACATGGTTATGTTTAAAATTACGCAGTTCAAATGGATGCCGAAAGAGAACGCAACCGACACTGTGTATAGGGCACTCCAACCTGCCATACGGTTCACTAAGGCCGAGTGCTTAGACCTACCAGAAATGATCTACGT